GGAGTAGTAGGAAGACTTGGCCTTGGCAGCGTCGCGCTTGGCTTCAGCAGCACGGGCCTTCTCCATGATCTCATCCATGTCGGCGCGTTGCTTGACGGCCTTCTGTTCGTTGTTGGTGACCTCGTAGATGGTCGCCCGGACGTTCTTGGCCTGATACCACGCCCACAGGTTGTTGGACTCTATGGTTCCGTTGAGAACCGCAGAGGAGTTCCTTCCGGCAAAGTAATTTGTAACAGCAAGGAGTAGAGCAAGCAGGCTAATAGAAACCGCAGCAAGAGCCTTGACATGGGCTTCCCTCTCTGACCGGCTTGCGCCTTCCGGCGGCTTCCTGAAACTCATTGCTGCGCCTTGTCGATTAAGTAGTAGCCAACCGCGATCAGGGCGGTTGCTACGAACGCAATGCCTGCCCCGTACTTCACATTCAGCATGAACTCCTGCTGCCGCAGGCGATGCTCACGCTCCTTCTTCTCGCGCTCCTTCTTCAGCCGGATGCGCTCCATGATCATCTCGTTATAAACGCTCTCACCGTAGTGAGCGACGATCAGAATCTTGAGTTCGTACTCCTGCTTGATCAGCGCCTGCTTGTGCATCGTGATCTGCAAGGCTTCCTGCTCAACGCTGTCGTCGTGCAGCAGCCGCTTGAAGACCGAGGGCTTCTTGTTGGCCTTCTCGTTTGCGAGGCGGTTGAAGTCCCCAAAGGCCCCGTACCACTTGCCGATCTGACCGGCAACGTCCTGTATCTCGCGGCCCGTGGCGACGAGTTTCTTTACTGCACCGAACGCAGCATTAGCGGCGGATACTGCCGCCAGGATGCCGGTGATCGGCTCCATACACTACTTGTTCCCTTTCAAGAACTTCTCGCGCTCTTCAAGGAGTTTGACCTTGACCTGAAGGTCATTGATGTCCTTGTAGATTTGCTCTTTCATAATGGCCCTGCGCTCGGCGCTGATCGGACTGTCAGTCGGCACGCCTTCCTTGGTGATGAGCGCGGGCATCTGCCCTTCGATCTTGGTCAGACGCTCAGAGAAGGATGCCACTTGACCGAGTAGCCAAGCAAGCGCAGCCACCACGATGGGAATGACTGCCTTGAGTACGTCTGACCATGCCATGATTTACTCCGTGATCACCACCGTGTCGGTGTCCTCAAAGAACATCATGCGCCCACGGCACGCGATGTTGTAGTCCTGCCCGTTGGCATCCAACTCCGTCCACGACCGAGTTTCAATCCTGACGTGCTTGGCAAGGATTTCCCTGCTGCCCTCAAACACCCGCCAGACATGAAGCATGGAGCCACGACCCGGTTGTCCGCGTGACTTGTTGAACCGGATCGTGTACTTGTTCACTCAGGGGCTTTCGGCCACTGAATATTGTCGGGGAAGTCTGCCTGAAGACGAATCTCGCGCAGCGCACGGCGGTATTCAATCCACAGCGCACGGCCACCCGCAGTCATGGGCACGTCCGGCAAGACAGACCAATCGGACTCGGCCAACATTTTCTTGGCCTTATCCCAAGCGAGTTCGGCAGCAGAAGACGGGACCGGGCCGGGTGGCGCGTCGCCTACCTCAACCCACCCTTGATCGTTGTAGGACTCACCCAACCACGACAGATCACCGATCTGGTCGATGAAGCCATGAAGGCCGAAGATCGGCCCCCAGTTTTCAGGCAGCGGCTGCGGCTCGCTTAGTGCGCTTCCGTCCGACAGTTTTTTCAGTTGCCACAGTTTGCTCATTTTCATTACTCCTTGCCATCAAGGCGGGTTGAAGTCCGGGCTGTTGTTCGGGGGGTGGAAGAATCGCGCCCTTGCTTTGGTGCGGAGCCATATCATTTGGGTGCGGCGGATGCCCCATGCCAGGAAGATGTTGCACCCCACGATAATGCGCCAACTCTTCTTCCGTATATTTCCAATCGCGCCAACTTGCAAAATCTTTGCGTGGCAAGATGTGGATATGGCACCCAATGCTTGCAGCAAGTTGATGAATAATTTCAGTTACCTCGACCGGTTGGAGTATGGCGAAGGTATGCACGCCATCCTGGCGGCGCATCGAAAGTTCTACGATGCCGCCAAAACAAGTTCCAACAGTAACTGAACGGGCACGATTGACTGCCTCTTGTATGTTTTGTACTTCCATCCGACGATGGAACGCATCGACTTGCTTTTGACGTTCGCGTTTATTCATTGCGGGTTCCAAGATATATTTACAAATCCACCAGAGCCAACCGTTACTGGATAATTTGAGCCTCCAGTAACGCTTACGCAGTTATAGGTTGCGTTTGTTCCGGCGCTTCCGGGGTTTCCTGAGCCGGTTCCGGGATTGCCAGCGTTACCGCGACTGCCCCCACCGCCCCCGCCCCCCGCACCGGCTCCGGCTGGGGGACGGCTTACATAAAGTCGAGCGCCGCCGCCGCCACCGGCCCCCGCTCTCTGAAGGCCAGCACCGCCACCGGGACATCCGCCCGCAGAACATGATGCTCCCGGGCCGCCGTTGCCCCCACCAGCACCGCCACCGCCGCCGCCAGACTGTCCAGAAGCACAACTGCCAGGGTTAGAAGTCCCTGCGCCACCACCACCACCACCACCATAATTAGAACTTGCTGGTGATGCAAAGCCCCCGAATGGCGATCCTCCAGAGCCACCATTACCAAGAACTATAAATCCGCCCGGGAAAGGGGGGCTACAGGGTAGATTGCCCCCGTTATTGCCGCAAAACCCCGGCGTCCCGTTGGTTCCTGCGTTGCCACCTGTACCACCACCACTACCCGCAGACCCTCCGGGGAAGTTATAAGAAAGTGCCGTGCTGGCTGTACCGTTATTTCCCGGAGAGCCTGGATTGCCCGGATTGCCTGAGCCAAAACCGTAACCCCTGGAGCCACCTGCGCGGGAATCAACGACATAATAGTTCCCATTAGAACAGCAATAATCTTCCCAATATGCTGGCCTACCGCAGCCGCCGTTGCCTCCGCCGCCACAATTCCCAGGGTTGCCGCCATTGCCAGGGTTCCCGGAGCCACCTTGACCCTGAACACTTACACGGGTAATACCAACCGGAGCGGTCCAAGTGCCAGATGTATTAAATGTTTGCGAGCCACCGGGGGTTAGCACGCCCCCATACATTGCAATTTTTGGTGTTCCTGCGGGCATTTTTTCCTCACTCGTAGTAGAACCAGCCAGTCACAATGTACTTGCTGCGTTCACCAAAAACAGTATTGCCACGATGGGCATGTGTAAATGCAGCAGGCCAAAGCACCATCGTATTTTCAGTGGGCTGCAACCTGCGCTGCTGATATAGAAACTCAGTTTCTCCAGCCTCTTCTTGAGTTAACGTGTTGAGGTATAGCATATATACCAAAACACGCTCGGCCTGCTCTCCGTTATTTTGCTCTGCGTGCCAAATATGATAGCCGCCGCCAGGGTCGGTACGCTGCATCTTCATGGCGGTACCGGTAATTTTTCCATCCTTAAGCAATGAAAATTGCTCAGTATAGGCGTCATAGCATTGCTGAAGCCCATCGAAAAACACCCGAGTCGCGGGGATACCATTAAAAGCGGCGGCAGTATGTACGCCAAAATTAAAATCCAACTGAGTATCGTTTTTCCTATGTTTAAGCGCACCTTCGCTACGCTGACGGTTTGTTCCCGCGCCAGAATCAATCAAACGCTCAAACTCACTAATCAAATGCTGACAGTACCCATCCGGGTATACATTCCGGTAGACGGCAATGAAGTCTTTGTACTCTGCGTTCATTTGAATGCTGGCCCCGAAGCCCAAGCCACAAGAGATTGACGATTACCGCTTGTCACGGGGGTTACTTGGTGGAGTACATATGAGGGGAATGCCGCCACCAGTCCCCGCTGTTTGCGAACGGTTTGTGGCTGACCACCAGTCATAACCTGGAGGTTTCCCCCCTCGTACTGGCTCGGGTCGCTCAGTTGGAGAACCAAACTGAATTTGCGACTTACATTTGTGTTGTAGTCCTGATGCCATCCATACATCCCTTGTTCTGATTGAACATAATTTGTTAACTGAAACGGCTCACCAAATCCCGTCAGATCAAACCGATAATATTTGGCATTTAGAGAAGAAGCGATTTGCCCAAGTTTCTGAAATACCCAAGCGGTATCTGGCGTTTTATTCAGCCAAGAAATTTGAGACCTCCGAATCTTCGCCAAGTCTGGCCCCTGCGGGTCACCGCCCACCTGCGCCTGCTGATCGGCCTTACGAGCCTGCTCTTGGAGCCAGTCTAGTTCCTGCTCCGTAAACCCACTCTCCCACCAAACGAAGGGTTCTATGGGCATAGCGTATGGAGTCAGCACATGCTGCACGGGCGCTCCTTGTGGGACACGATGAAATGAATGCATCGCGTCGGGGTGTCGGTATTGCTGCCGGTCAGTTGGTGCTGCATCCACGAGTTTCCAAACATCACGGTTCCAGGCACCATGTTGTTGAAGTGAATGCTGTTGGTGGCGTTGAGTACTTCGCCGCCCTGCACGAAGTCCAGTTCGATCATGGACTTGTTCATGCGGGTGTCGTGGTAAATCGGGTACGCGCCACCCTCGGGCGTTTCGAGGAAGAACCACCCACACATCTGGCTGTTCTTGTGGACATGCACGGCGGTGCCGCCGCCTCGATTGATCTCCTGCGCCCAAAGACCGGAGAGGTAGAAGTCGTACTTCTCGACCGCATACCCTTGACTCCGCAGCAGGTCTACAACTGACAGCAGAAGGTAGTCTGCCACTTCCCTGAAGGCAGGATCGTGCGCGAGATGGGCGGACTGAGACATCGGCCACTCGGGCTTGCGAACTTGATCCAAGTATTGGATGCATGTCGGCAGAACCTTCTCAGCCAAGTCGGGCCGCTCATCTCGATAGACGATAGCCGGGAAGTAGGCAAAGCCTTCCATCAAGCGTTGATGTGGGCTTCAATTGCGGCGGCGAAAGCCGTGATGTCAGCGGCGGAAACGTCACGAGCGTCCACAGGCTTGCTGCGGGCGTTCTCAAGCAGGGTTTCCTTAGCAAGCCGCACGGCTTCCAGTTTTGCCTGCTTGGCCTGCAACGCCATTTGGTTAGCGTGGCGGGCGTTCTCCAAATCCATCTGGAATTGTTGGTCAACAGTCATAGACATTTTTTGCTCCTATTAAGCGGCCATATTCTTCATGGCAATATTGCCGTACCACGTCGTGCCTCCATCCGGGGTGAAGAAAACCCAGATGTCAGTGGCGTTCGCCGTGGTTGTGCGAGACAGGGACGCTGCCCCGCCAGGGAATCGGAAAGAACCACCAGACCAAGCCACAGTTCTACCGGCTGTGCCGTCGTTCGTCAAGATCAACGTGAACGAAGACGAGCCCGTGGCGATTGGGTTGGAGAGTGTAAACGTGCAGTTGCCGGTCAGCGTGGCAGTGAAGACGTTGGCATTCCGCAGGTCAATGGTCGTGGCCGTCCCGGTGTTACCCAGGGCAGAAACCGTATCCGCGTAGGCTTTGGGTCGCACAAACCCTGCGGTAGTTACGGTTAGCAAAGGTGCTGTCGCAAGACTGCCGCCCGGAGACAGATACCAACTGTCAGAGTCGCTGTTACGAATACCCGCAGACCAAGAAGTAACCCCGGCAACCGTCCAAGTCAAAAAGGGATCGCCAGCAGTGCCACCGTTTACATAAATAAAGTTTTGCGCGTCACTATTTGCGGAAGTGCTGGTGTTTAACAACCGCGACTGGACTGTGGCTCCAGCACTCGAAATGGACACATCTAACTTTGATCCGTCGAACGACAGCGCACTCCCCGTGGTCAGCGCACTGGTAGACGAAGCGTACAGAACACCGTTTGCGGTGAAGGAAGTCAGACCTGTACCACCACCCGTGGTGGGCAATGTCCCGGTCGTCAGTGCAGACGACGATGTTGCATACATCGCGCCGTTTGCATTAAAAGAAGTCAGCCCCGTGCCGCCGTTCGTGGTGGCAAGCGTTCCCGCCAGGGTGACTGCGCCGGAAGTGGCGGAGTTGGGCGTGAAGCCCGTGGTGCCTGCGCTGAAGGTCGTCACGCCATCAGCCGTGCTAGACGCCACCTTCACATAGTCGCTGCCGTTCCAGGCAACGATGGCGCTTTCACCAGACACCATTGTCACGCCTGTCGTCGGGCCTGCCCCGACAATCTTCACAGACTGTGAAGTTGAGGTTGCGTTAATGATCAGGTACTGACGGCTAGACGCCGGAGCAGTGATCGTCAGCAGTCCCGCAGGGTTGCCCGTGCAGTTGATCACCGCATACTGGGCAGAGCCAGAAGAGCCTGAGCCAACCTGCGTCAGTGAAGTGCCGTTGGTAACCGTGAGCGTTACCGCCGTCTGGGAACCACTGATGGCCTGCGTGCCTGCGACAGAGGCATCTACATACCGAGTGATGTAGTCGTTGACCGTGTCACCCCAGGTGCCGGACAGTTCACCCGTGACCGGGAGGGCAAGGCCCAAAAGGGAGGTGTATGAGGTGGGCATCTAAGGCTCCTATGTCGTCGGCACGGGCGTCCACCCGGACGACTGCACGTTGTTGATATTCTGCCAATTTGCGGTCTGGGTGTCATCAATGATTTCCCAGAAATAACGCACCGTCTGTGATTCGGTGATGGCAGCGGTTTCGGTACGGGATACCCCGTAGTTTGTGATGGCCGCGATCTGGGCGGCTATCGTCGCATTCTCGATTACAGACGCCACAAACGTGGTGGCGGCGTCTTCTGTGCTGCTGATGGCTGCGGTTTCCGTGACCGACAGCCCGGTGTAACTCGTAGCCGCAGATTCCGAAGTCGAAGTTGCTACCGTCTCGGTAACATTTTCACCGTAGAACAGGCCCGCCTGCTCATCGTCCGTAGCCGCAGCCGTCTCCGTGACACTCACCGCAAAGGTGGTGGCCACGCTCTGATCGTCAGTGATAGCCACGGAGTCAGAAGCACTGACTGCGTAATCAACGTTGACTGACTGGGTTTCGGTTGCAGCCGCCGTCTCGGTGACAGACGCCGTGTAGTCAACAAGCGCGTCTTGCGTCTCGGACGCTGCCGCCGTCTCCGTCACGGAGACATTCAGAATCAGCGTGGCGCTCTGAGTCTCGGAGATGGTGTCCGCACCACCCCAGGCAGAAACGCCCCAACCACCGCCGCCCCAAGCCACTTGCGTGACCAAGTTTTCCGTGACGGACACCGGGTAGACGGCGCCACCTGCGTTTGTCTCCGAGATGGCGGAGGATTCTGTGACCGACGCTGTGTAGTCAGTCGTGGCCGTCTGCGTCTCAGTCAGCGCCGCCGTTTCAGAAACGGTATCTGCGTAAACAAGGCTGACCGATTGATCTTCCGTAGCCGCCGCTGTTTCAGTAACGGAAACAGGGAAGGTGGCTGCGCCCGTCTGCGTTTCCGCAAGCGCAGCAGTTTCTGTGACGCTTCCGGTTAAGGTTGCATCAACAGACTGTGTTTCAGAAAGGGTGGCAGACTCAGAGACGGAATCACTGAAGGCGGTAACACCGCCCCAGCCTTTCTCGCTCCAAGCGCCGTCACCCCACCCAAAGGCCATGTCAGGTCAAGGTAGCGGTGTAGGTCACAGCGATGGTATCGCCGCTCACCACAGACTTAGAACTGGAGAAGTCACCTGCGGAGAACAGCGTTCCCGTGGTGTTGTCAATCGTGGCGCTACCACCAATGTTGATGAAGCAACCGGCGACCGTACCAGACGACGTGATGTTGAACGTCACAGCAGACGAAGTGGTCTTGCTGCCGCTCGATGCTGCGCTGAACGTCGGCGTCTTACGGTTGCCCGAGTAGGTCGGGGCATTAGCCAGACCAACTTCGTTCCACGTACCGTGCGAAGCCTGGGTGTCGCCCGCTGACGGAGTGCCGGTGCCCTTGAGGCCCATAACAACTGCGCCCGCAGCAGAGTTACCAAGAATCGTGTCCAACGTCAGGTTCTTGCCCACCGTCGTTACAAGGTTCTTGATGTCGTCTTCCCACTTGATGTTGCCATCTTTGTCGCGGCACACAGCATGGTATGTGCCGTGGATGCCCATCTCATCGGACGGCTGAGTGTTGTACGAGCATGCGGCCTCAACTTTGTCAACCGCAGTAATTTTGTCGATGGTCATAGCGACTCCTATGCAATGCGAATGATCGCGTTGGTGCTGTTAGCAGCCGGGAACTGCACCTCAAAGGACGTTACAGCGGTTTTGTCACCGCCAAAGTCCAACACACAAACGGTTGGGTTCCCGCCACCCACCTTGTAAATCAATGCCCCGCGACACGTGAATGCTGCCGGGTTCCACGTGACGTTACTGAAAGACAGATACGCCGTTGTGTTACTTGGGTCTGAGCCTGTCGTTGGGGCGACAGAAACTGTCAGAGCATTACCGCCGGTGGTGTAGCCCCCGCCAGCAGCGACTTCGCTTGCCGTCGTGTACGCAGACGTGGTCGGCCCAATACTGGCACCGCCCGTGTAGAGCGCCATCTTGAACGTGTCAGTGCTGAAGTTGAACTGGCCAGAGGCCAAGCCCACCTTGAACTGATTGGTCGCGCCTTGCTCGATGGGCATTACTTGACCCCGTTATTCTGCGGCAGCGGAGCCAGACGCGACTGACCACTGCGGTATGCATCGCTGCGCTCCAAACCATCACCCAGACGCTTGGCGAGTTGCAGGGCTTCCATGTACTTCTGGTTGTACAGCGCGAGCATGTCTTGCTCACCCTTCATGTAGGTGTAGGCTTCGACGAGCGAGCCGTACAGCAGCACCGTGTCAAAGTTATCACCCAACCAAGTCTGGCCGTTTGCAGCCACCGTGATTGACTCGGGGTAGTAGAAGTAGTGAAGCTCGATCTCGTACGACGCGTCAGGTGTGGGGCCAAGAATGAATGTCAGTTCATCCTCGTTGTCTGAACGTGGACCGAACAGTGCGTAGTACCGGGGGATCGCCTTATCGGTGTTCGGGTTCGGGTACGCCTGCCGAATGAAGTTCACGTCTTTATTCAGCAAGTACTCATACGACCCCGTGGCGTCAATTGCTGCCATCGAGTACACCGCCAAGAAGTCTGACGGGCACTGAAGGTACTTGTTGTTGGTCGTCGTAAACCCAGTGACGTTCTTGCGAAGCGAAGGGAACTGAACCGTGTTGTAGATGCGCTGCTCAGCTTGTTGGACGAAAACGGGTATCTGAGCAACGAAGTCGCTGCTCGGGTTTTCGGTATACGCCTGGATGGCGTTGCTGAGTTGCGTGTAGTTCACGCCATCGGTCCCCTGGCCATCGTGCCCTTGGTGGCGCAGCCAGTACCACGGATTTTGATACCCGAGGTCTTGGTCGGCTTGTACTCGTTGGAGTGCATGTTGGCCACGGACACGTCCATGCGCAGCGCCTTCTTGATGTCGTCAGCGCCAACAACGGGCGTCGGCACCGTCTTGGGAGTCTTGTAGGTTGCCATGTCAGACACCTTTCTGCTTGCGGCCAGGGTTCATCTGGTTGGCCACCTTGGCCAGACCGCGACCCATCTTCAGCATGTCACTGTTGGTCTTGCCACCAGCCCGCAGCTTGGTCAGCGGCTTGCCCGGGTGCATTGCCTTTTCGTGCTTGTGCACTGCCTTCTTTGCGTCCATTTTTCGCTCCTATGCCGTCACAACGGCAACTGTACCAATTTGAATCTGCAACACCAAGTAATTTGGTGTCAGCCCAGCATCGGGGCCGCGAGAACCACCAACCGGATTCCAACCCCACTGAAAGTCCCGACTGCCTTCGCTCGGGAAACCCACCGCACTTTGTGTAGTCGCCGTCGTGTCCACGATCTGCAACCCTGTATTGCCCGACTGCACGTAACTCAGATCAGGACGTGGGTTGCGCAAGCCTTGCGGATCATCGACCGGGTACATGCCCAACTGCAACTGCGGTTGGTCGGGGTCCCAACAGGCCGGGCAGACCAAGAGGTTGTAGGTCTTGGTCTTGATAACTTCCTTGCGCAGTTGCGTGAGCTTGAACCGAAAGTCGCAGCGGTCACACTGCGCAATCGCATTCTTACCTGACGCAAACCGGTTGCCCATTTAGGTGCCGCTCCCGATGTACATCTGCCGGGGCACAAACCGCACCGCTGCCTTCTCTTGATCCTCGCCTGCGGCGATCATCCACGCCTCGTCGTACTGTTCTTTAAGAACTTGCAATCGGCTCAGCCCATCAGGCACCTTCAGCGCGATGTAATACGCCAGACCGGCCACGAGGCAGGGCAGGAAGCGGAACGGCACGTCCATCGTCTTGACGCCACCACCGGCGTCCTGCAGGCGACGCAGGCGCCAGTACACAAACTGGTAGGTCGTGCCAGGATTGGGCGTTGGCCAGACGGTGATGCTGTTCTTCTGCGACAGGATGATGGCCGCACCAGACGAGTGGCCTGCAGCGGTCGTACCGGCTTGGCCACGGGCGCAGTTCAGCAGCAACGCCGGATTGCCGCCACTAGCAGGCTGAACCTCGTTGAACGCAATCAGTTCGTTGTCGATCTTGATGAAGCCCGCGTTGGGCACACCGGCGAGCGATGTAATGGGGATCGACGTGGTGTCGGCCAATATGGTGGCCTGCAGCGTCCCGGCAAGCACGGAGTCCTGCCCCGACAGCTTCTGAATCCAAACCTGAATGGGTCGGCCTGTGATCAGCTTGTTGGGGATGGTGGCGTAGGTGCTGACGCTGATCCGGGTGATGGTCAGGTCGGCTTGGTTGTTAGGAACGTTGGCGTTGGTGCGAATGACGTGGTCGAGCAAATCCACCGTGTCGTCTGGCAGCGCGTAGGTCGGCTGACCAGTAGCCAGGGTGATGACGTTCTGCTCGAACGTCCACATGTTGACGCCCCGGTTGCCCCAGTCGGCAAACAACAGATTCAGGCTGCGACGGGCCGTGCGCAAGTCATAGCCGGTGCGCATCTCGCCACCGGCACGCTCGAAGGCTTCCTCGACAATCTCATTGAGGTCGAGGTCAAACGCAGCTACGCCTGAAGTTGTCATCTGAATCTCGCGGTCTTCTTAGCGATGGCCTTGGGTTGGGCTACGAACTGCTTGCCGGAGGCTTTGCCTGCTCGTTTTGCTCGGGTTGAGGCGGCGTACTCTTGGGGCGAGAGAGCTTTGATCGCAGCTTCTGGAAGGTATCGCTCACCAGTTTTACTAGACGGTTTACCACTCTTGGTTCTCCACTTCTGGTCAGTCCAGTCCTTTAGAGACTGCTGAGGCTTCTTCATTTGCCCAGCTTCTTCAAAGTCTGAGCAAACCGTGCCCGCTGACCCAATTTGCCTGGGGCCTTAGCAGCCTTGGCAAGCGTCTTGGCCGGGATAGTTTTGCCTTCCTTAACGCCAAGCGACTTGCGCAGGGCACCGGGCTTTTTGATGGCCTCTTGGATGAACTTGCCACCCTTGGCCATGCCACCTTTTTTCGCGGCTTCAACACCACGACCTTTGAGGATGTCAGCCTGGGTAACCTTGCCGTCGCCGGTCAGATCGGGAAATTTACTAGCCACGGTAACCTCCGCCTTTAGCCTTGTACTGCTTGGCCAGAAGCTGCGCTTTGCGGGCGCTCCACTGACCTGCCGCCGTGCCCTGCGTGGCTTGGCCTTTGATCTTGTTGAACAAAGCCTTGCGCATACCGGGCTTGGTGTAGTTGCCTGCTTCGTTGACCTTGGACTTGGTGGTCCCGCCTTCGGCGTACATGTCAACGTCGTTCGGGTCATCCTTGCGTCGGATGACCTTCTTCTTGGGCATCTTGGAGGGGGCGATTGCCCCCATCCCCCGGCTGGGCATCATGTCAGCAGGTCTTTCCGCCGCGCTTCATGCCCAGGGGCTTCGATGCAGCCATCTTGACCATCGTGCCCTTGGTCTTGCCCTTGGTGGCCAGACCGTCGCGGCTAGGAGCAGCGGTAGGAACAGCGCCCATCTTGGCCTTGGTGATACCACCAGAAGCCATCTTCTTCATCTTCATGCCCTTCATTTCGGATTCCTCATGTTTGATCATTGAACGGGGAGCACCAGCCTTCTTCATGAAGCCGATCTCCTTCTTCACCATCGCCTTGGACTCTTTCACGTCGCCACCCTTTGCAAGAATTGCCGACTTACCGTGTTCGGTCTTCGGCTTGTTGATGGACTGGACGTCTGCACGACTTCCAGAACCAAACTTACGGCCTTTGTCGGCCTTCATGAACTCTGCGCCAACAGACTGTGGGACACCTGCTTTCTTAGCGAAGGCCGGGTTGTTGGCCACCGCCGCCATGAACCTATGCTGCTTACCGCTACTGCTTGGCATCTTCCGGCCTCTTCCGCTTGATCATGTCCGCAACCGTCTTGCCCGTAATCATCTCGGCAATCCGCATCAGCGTCCAGATGGCGCCAATCAAACCGAACAGCGGTGTGAGCAATTGCAAGAACGACGAGATGGCCGCAATAGCAGCCATGATGTCTAGCGTGTTCTTGACGGTATCTTGATGCTGTCCCATCTCAGCAGTTCCATGCCCGAAGACTCTTGTTAATCCTCGAATTCGGATCTTTTGCGGTTTTTTCGCTCGTCAACTTCTTTTTCATCCCTTTCATACGGGCGCAAAAAGAGTCGCGGCGTGGCCCGCCCTCCGGCTGTGGAGCCTTCAGTCCGGGCTTCCCCGGATTCGCGGCGTTGTAGGAGGCTCGCCCCTTGGCGTTCAAGCCGCCCTTGGGGTTCTTTCCTTCCTTGCGCTGCCATGCCGGGGACTTAGCCATAGAACAGAGTCACCGCAGCGGCGCTGCCGGTATCGCAGAAGATGCCATTTTCAGCCAAGATGCCTTCGCCTGGAATCACCACAGTGTGGCAACCATTGGCGTTGGCGCCGACTTGCAGCAGTACCTTTCCCGACGCAGCCGAAGCGTTGTCATAGAACGTGACTGGGTCAGTACCGGCTGAAGACACGGCGACGTACGCACCTTTGATGCGAGCGCGGTAAGTAACCATCGCTGCATCTGTAGTGGTGTACGCTGCTTTGACGTCGTATTGCATCGCCATGATGCGCTCCTATTAGGTAGCGGTGGTGATGGCAATCCAAGCAGACGCGCCGCGCACATAGATGCGGTCGTTGGTGGTGGTGCCGTCAGTACGCAGGTAAAGCGAACCCTGAGCAGCCGTCACGGTGGGGGCACCGGAGCCAACAAAGACGCCCAAGTTTGCAGTGGAGGACATCAGAACTGCCGACATACCGCCTGCTGCAGGAGCCGTGCCGCTGTCAGCGGTCAGATTGCCCGTGGCAGAGACAGAAGCCGCAGTGACCGTGGTCGCAGTGACAGCGCCGGTAATAGCACCAACAAAACCGTTGTTTGATACGACCGGGCCGCTAAAAGTCGTGGTTCCCATGTGGAACACTCCTCAAATTGCGCTTGCTGTCTCTGAGGTCAGTCCGCCAAGTCGGTCAGCAAGCAGGTTGAAAATCTTGGGACTAACGAGTTTATACACCCATTGCCCAAAAAAGAAAAGGGGGCCGAAGCCCCCTTTTCTGCAGAACCACTTAGGCTCCGGGCGAACCGAAGATTCCCAGGGGATCAGACCAGCCGAACGAATAACGCTCGCGGGCCTTGTAGCGCACGTTGCCGGTGTCAAAGTCACCATCCATTGACGTAGACATGGCCACACGCTCGAAGTGCTTCAGACCGTTGGGCACGTCCGTGGTCAGGAACCACGCATTGCTGTCGGTCAAGAAGTGGTTGACGGTATAGCCACCGGGGATGGCACCCATCTGCTTGATAGCGTTGATGTCGTTATCAGCAGTAGCCACACGCAGTTCCGTGTCAAGCAGACGCTTGGCCGTGAACATCAGTGCGGGCGGGATCACCAGCTTGATGGGCTTGGCAGCGATCAGCAGACCGCGCTCATCCGTCCATGCGGCGATCTGAATGACGGCGTTCTCAAGAGAAGTCTCATTCAGGTCAGCAGCGACGGCGGGCGTGTTGCTGTTGGTACCACCAGACACCAGGGGGTGCGCGGTCGAGAACAAGGGCACGCCATCACCGCCCGGATAGGCAGTGTTGAAGCCGTTGTTCAGCACCGATGCAGCCTTGACCTGCTTGGTGTAGGACATCGCACGGGCCAGAGCCTTGGTGTAGCGGGCAGACAGACTGTCATACAGGTTGTCTTCCACTGCTTCCTCGGTGATCGAGAAGCCAAGGGCGATAGTCTCGTGGTTGTAACGAGCGGTAAAGGCTTCCTGCGCATTGTCATACGCGATGGCCTGACCTTCGTTCTTCACCGGAGCGGCACTGAAGCCAGCCAGCTTGGTTTCTTCTTCAAAGGAACGCTCGGACTTTTCAGTCTCGTAGATTTCCTTGTGCTCTTCGCCGTAGCGAGCGTACTCCATGCCAAACAGGGCGTTCAGACCCGGCAGGAGTTCTTTCAGTAGTTGGGCACGAGAAATTGCCATTTTGAATTACTCCTTAGACACCCGTGGTGTTGTTATAGCTGTGGAAGTTTCCGTTCCAAGCCACCAAAACTTCGGGGAAGCCCACAAAGGACAGCGCCGAGCCAGAAGCCAGAGTAACAGACGCGTTCAGGGTCAGCGTGGTGGTAGCCACGTTGATCACGGTTGCGTAGTTACCGGCCAGGGTACCAGTGCCAGTCGGGCAGACCAACTGCATGCCAGGACGCAGGCCCGACACAGCAGCAGTCAGCGTCACCGTGGCAGACGAGCCAGAGGTGCTGCCGGTGCCCGACAGGGTCACAGCAGTCTCAGGCACAACGCCAACCATACGGAACGGCACGGCTGCAGTCACGCGATCACCAGCACCAGCGGTGCCAGAGGTCACAACAGCGCCCGACACGGAGAACGCCGAGTCACCAGTGATGGTGCTGCCCGTCACGCCACCAGCGCCACCAACCTGATACAGGTTAGAGCCGACATAGTAGGGGTTCAGGAAGCCCACGGTGGTGCTGTTGTTCGCCAGCGACGTGCCTTGGGTCGTGACAACTGCTTTGAACAGCGCACGGGGATCGTCCACCACGATGGCGACGATGTCGTTTGCAGCCGTGTTAGCCGGATAGAACTGTTGGAACAGTTTCTGGCCGGTGGAAGGGCTGGTGTACGAGCAACCCAAGAAAATGCCGATGGTGCCAGCAATAGGCGTGGTCGGCGAAGACGCGGGTGTGTACGACGAACGCACAACGGTACCGTTAGAAATCTGAACTACGTCGCCGTAGAAGATATTCTGGCTGTACGCATTGGCAATGGGGATTTGACGAGTTGCTCCAGCATAGGGAAGTCCATCTAGTCGATTGATGGGCTTAAAACCGTACGGAGCGTCAACAGTGGGGTAAGCCATTTGTGACTCCTAAGTTACTTTGAACCAGAACCAAACCCACCTCCGCGCGTCGTGCTGGACTTGCGGTCCGAGAACAACGGCATCCGTGGATCATTGTTTCGCATGAAGTGGTTGTCCACTGAGTCCATCTGAGCTTGCGCTTGACGCCCGTAGTACTCGTCCCGTGAGCGTGCAAGTTCGGCGGGCATCTTGCAAAGCATGAGGCCACCCATTTCCACGTTCCCGGTCTTTTCGTTGCGCATCAGCATAAGTTCAGGATGGTCATCTGCCTTAACCGGCTCCCAACCCTCACGCATCTTTTTGGACACGTTGGTGGGGTCAGACTGACCCAGGACGTGCGTCGCAATCCAGCGAAACACAATACCCGGCTCAGGTGTCGGCTCAGGCAATGCACTCGGAGGTACGTATACCGCCCGAGCAGTCTTTTCGCGTGACTGAAGGTCACGAGGCATACGGTTTTGAGTTTCAGCCATTTTGGTTCTCCAGTTTTGCCACTTGTGCAGCGTATTGCTGCGGGGTCAGGCCCAGCTTTTTCGCCAACGCAACTTGCGTTTGAGTCAGTCGAATTTTTCCGACACCCGTAGTACGAGTGGCGGGAGCCACGACCGTTGTGGGTTTCTTTTGAACCTCAACCGTCTTCGGCTTGTCTTCGTTCCCGAATAACTCGGGGAACTTCGACTTCATGCGACCATCGATCTGGTCGAAATACTCATCGGAGCGGGGATCAACACCCCCGGTGACTAGCTTTTGATGCAGCCCTAGTGCGTAGCTGGTGAATTCCTCAAACCCCGGTTGCCCGAACCACTGGTTTTTTGCCTGCCAGCGCAGGGATTTCTCGTCGGGTTGAACCTGAGTTTGCGGTTGTTGCTGAGTTTGTACCGGAATTTCCGTGGGCTGTAAAGCCTGCGGACGGAATCTTTTTGCTTCTTCGACTTTCCACTTGGCCGCAGCGAGTTCCTCCTGAGCCGCAATGATGGCGTCGGTATCAAACGCCTCCTGTGCAGCCTTGAGGTTTCGACGGGCAGCTTCGAGTTCTGTCTCAGCTTCCTTGCGGGCGCTTGAAACCAGAACCTCCTGGCCCTCGTTGTAACTCTTCTTCAGCCGGTTGTTCTCGTCGATCAACTGCTGTGCAAGACGCTCAAGCTCGGCTTTTTCCCGGGCTACAGCCTCTTTTTGACGGCGTTCGTCGTGACGTGCGTGGGTCAACTCCTTGATCCGCGACTGCACGTTGGCCGAGTAAGACTCGATCTCTTCTTCGGTCGGGTCAGCGACCTCCCGCTCCAGAGGCTTACGGCCACGGTCACGCTCGGGCGTGTCGTCTACGACCTCAATCTCGACGTCGGTTTCACCCGAAGTCTCGACTTTGACTTCGTTCTCCTGCTCGTCAGGGAACTTGTACTCTTCCTTATCAATCGCCATCTTTCACTCCTTCAAGCGCGGGTGAGTCCGCGAGGGTCTTGCACAACAGCATCAACTTGGTCATCGTTGATGAGACGGAACTCCTTGCCAAAAATCTTGAACCGCGTACCAGAATAGGTACGCACCAGCACAAAATCTCCGGGTTTACACCAAGCTCCCGTGGGGAAACGCTCGGGGTCTTTGTAGGCCGAGGGGCCTTGTTTGAGCACGAACAGCACCGTGGTGGCGTGTTCTTCCTGCTTCATGTACGTGTCGGCCTTGATCAGGCTGGAGTTCTCAAACGTGTCTGAAACGTCCGGCACGATGCACAGCAGTTTGTGACCTGCAGGCTCTGGAAGGGCTGTGGCCTTCTCTTCAGGGGCGAGGTTCTCGTCCTGTTCGTCCTGGGGCTGAATGGTCTTGGGCAGGCTGATGCCTGGGGGGAGGATGATTCCCGCTTCACTCGTCTGCATCTTCGGCTTTCTTTGCAAGGTCAAGGATGTAACGCTCTGCCATCGCCAGACCTTGGATGACGCCGCAGAGCTTCTGGTATTCCTCAAAAGTGCGACACGAACCCCCGGCCAAGTCATCGGCGTAGTTGTTCATGTCGGTGCGTATTTGTTCGCGCAATACGCGTGCGAAGTCGTGGATCACTTAGTGTTCCTAATGGGTGGACGTGCCTGTGCGGCACGGGTTTTGGCAATCTCGACGCCCAGCTTGACGCCTTCACGTTCTTGCTGAGCGATGAGCATCGCCTTGTCTTTCTCAATATCGGCCTGGGTCTTCATGGCGCGAAGCTCCAGGTCGCCCTTCACGCGCTCAGCTTCAAGCTCCTGTTTGTCAGACATGGCCGTTGCATCGAGCATGATCTTCTGCGCCTTCAACTCCAGTTCCTTCTGACGCAGCGCCAGTTCTTGCTGCTGCATCTGGATCACCGGGTCTTGCATCTGCTGCTGCGCCTGCATCATCGCGGCCTGCTGCTGGCTCTGCGCCACCACCTGACCTGCGGCCTGGGCCATCATGGTGGACAGCGCGATCTCCACCTGCGGCGGGAGCTTCTCGTCCTCGGGAGGCAGCGGCATGCCCAACTGCGCTTCGATCTGCTTGCGCATCTTGAAGCCAATGTGCTCAGCGATGTGCGCTTGCAGCGACGCAGCCAACTGCTGCGCCTGCGGGTTCTGTCCCAACTGCGCGGCGATCAGCGGGTCTTGCATCATCATGTTGTGCACGGCGATGTGAGCGTCGTGATCTTGGTGCAAGAACGCCTTGACGGGCTTGAGCTTGAGGATGTTCTGGTTCTCGGTGACCGGATCGGTGGGCTTCTGGTCCTCCTCCAGCGGCACGATCTTCTCGGCGTTCTTGATGCCCAGAACAGACAGCATCCCCCGGTGAAGCTCAGGCAGGTTGTAAATCTGCGGAGCCATCTGCGCCATCTGGATGGCGGCTTGGAACTGAACGACGCGCTGCGACATCGTGGCAGCGTTGGGGTCACTCACGGGGATGACATCGACCAAGTCGTAGTCAGCCTGCTTGGCACGCTTCGTCCCGTACTCGGGGTCGTAGGTGTAGTCCGGGTCCGTGTAGTCGCGGATCAGGTTCTTCAGGAGCTTGAACTCCTGCTTGAGCGAGAAGTGCGTACGAGCCTGGACAGCGGTGAGGACTTTTAGTTGACGCTCCAGCAAGGCCAGGGTCGTACCCACCGGCGCCTGCGCCGACATGTCGGCCACCTTCATGTCTGCGGTGGCAGCGAAGCGACGGCCTTCCTCTACGATGTTCCCGAGCAACTGGTACAAGACGCCGGACGGCTCCTTGTACGGCAGGGGCAGGATGCTGTCGCGGATGTTGCCACTAGCGACGTCCACATCGCGGAACTCGCCCGGAGCGATGGGGGTGTCATCGCCCTTGATGCGCAGCCCTCGGCTCTTCAAACCCCCCGGCAAATTGCTCAGCGTGCCCGCATCCACCAGTTGTCTCATCAGAGACGTTGCGGATTTGGCGAACCCGCCAATCAGATGGAACAGACCAAAGCCGTACGCCCCGAAGCCGGGGATGTACTGGTAGTGCACGAAGTGCTGGCGCTTGAGTTTGAGTGGGTCGTCCTCACTCCAATTTCTCCTTATTGCTAACACGTCATTCGTGCCCTTGATCATGGTCACGACGTACGGCAGCGCGATCTCGGAGTCTTCTCCTTCGCCGTACTGATCTTTTTTTATATTTAAGTCCACATGGACTTCGTACAGCGTGAAGCGATCATCATTCAGGTCGCGGAAGCCAGTCTCTTTGTCCTTGGCTTGCTGGATGTCGGTCTTGTTCTTGTCCGGCTCGCCAAGCTCGATGTCCCGATAGAAGCCAGCAGCCTGCAGCTTGATGATGTCGTTCTTGGTTTTCCGCATGACGTGCGTCAGGCGGTAGCAGGTGTCCATGTCGGTGGCGCCGTACGGCAGGATGATGTCCTCCGCAGGCACAAACATGCTGACCTGACGACCCAGGTTCGGGTCGTAATACACCTTCTTGAACGCCGAGCCCGTAGCGGGCAGCGACCAGAGCATGCGCTCGTGCTCAGGCCGGAACTCCTTCATGACCTCGGTCAACTCGAAGTTCATGTCGTCCTCGACGCGGACAGCGGCCTCTTTCACCTCGGGTGTGTCCTTGCCGATGATCTTGGTCTTCACCGGGCCCTGCGCAGGGAACGTCTCGGTGATCATCTCGGACTGGAACTTGACCACGGCCTCCGTGATCATCGGGTGGAACACGCCGCATGCGCCGTTCCACGGTTCTGTCCGCTCTTCGATCTGCAAGCCCAACAACTTCAGGCCATCGACGTACGCTTTCTCCCACTCCTTGCGGGAACCCACGTCTTGGGTGATGTCTGCGGACAGGTCGGAGCCGAGTCCTTCGATGAAGGACGAGTCAAGCTCCTCCGCTAGGTTCGCATCGAACCCACCACCCTCGGGCTCCTCAGGGGTGAGGCTGATCTCCAGCCCATCGATGCCGATGTTGACCTCGTCTGGGTTGACGATCTCGATCTCCAACTCAGGCTCAGCCTGCGCCATCTCTTCCAGACCCACGGGCGCGCCGTACAGCGCCTTGTCGATGTTCGTTGCCATGTCTGGCCTTTCCTAATCAGTAGTACGCCGCCTTGCGTGGCGCGAAGTAGCGTTGTTCGTCTTGCTCGTCGGATTCGAGGCTGATGAAGCCCCCTTGACGGAAGCGCAGGAGCGCCTGTGTCGTAGTGTCCACGAAGTCGTCGTTCTCGCCTACAGGGAACGCCGCCATCTCTTCAATCACTTCCCGCGCCCAGCGCGTGTCGGGCGCCCAGACTTTCCCAGAGAAGAACAAATCTGCCACCGCGTTCATCCGCACCACCTTGTCGTTGCCGCGCGACGGTGTGTACTCAGCCACGGGGATGCCCATATTTCTCAACTCATATATCAAAGGCGCACCCGCTGCCTTCTTTTCCACGATGAACGCGTCAGGCTCCCACTCTTTGTAGTGCTTAAGCGCGACCTGTTTCAACTCGGGGAACGCCATCCGGTCTTTGAAGGCATCGAGGAGTATGAGTTGGGGAGAATCCCCTTCCTCTTCGTTATAGAACACGCCCCACGTGGTGCAGGCGCTGAAGTCGGAGGTGGTTTTTGTCTCGAACGCCGTGTCCCAGGACTGGATCACGTACTCGCACTGGGGCGGGTCGTCTTTTGGCCACATCCGCCAGTGATGGCGCCCAACGATGGCAGAGGAGTCTGCCGTAGGCTGCTGCATGTACTGCGCGTTCCAGAACCTCGGGTCGAGGTTGGCTTTCTTGGACTTGAGTTGGTCCAGTGGCCACTGGTCTGGCCACAGAGACTTTTCGTTCTCTTGGCCTTCATTCAAGATCGCGGGCAGTTCCACGATCTCCCACTGGTCGGCGTCGGGGTTTTTGGTCTGGTAGTCAATCAGACGGCCAGTGAGGTCGAGCAGCGACCACCGCGTCATGATGACGATGATGGCGCCCCCCGGCATCAAGCGTTGCAGCGGGCCTGTTTGGAACCAGTTCCACGCCGTGTCGAACGCGAGGCGGCTGTTTATTTTTACGTCTTGCTCAGAGTGAGGATCGTCAATAACGAACAGATCAGCACCGCGACCAGCCAGAGCACCACCGACACCAGCAGCGTAATACTGGCCTCCCTTGGAGGTTGACCACTTCCCGGCGGCTTTTTGGTCTTCGGCAACACAGGTTTCGGGGTACAACTCAGCGTATTCGTCGCTGGCGATCAGGTTTCTGATGCGCCGACCAAAGTCTTCGGACAGGCCCGCTGTGTGCGTGCCCATGATGATCTTCTTCTCTGGGAAGCGCCCCAGGAAGTATGCGGGGAACAGGTAGCTGGAGAATTCGGACTTACCCATACGCGGGGCGATGTTGATGATCACCCGCTTTTTCTTGCCCGCAAGCACGTCTTCAAAGATGCGCGCCAGCTTTTTGTGGTGCGGCCCCACCTTGAACCCCGGATAGACGTGCTTGGCGAACTCAATCAGGCTGGTTTTGGCCAGTTGGCGCGACAACCTACGCTCTTTTTCCTCCAGAGCCTCAAAAAGCTCGACTTTCTCCTGCAAAGACAGCGTCGGCAGCGCCGCCTGGAGCGCCGCAAGCTCGCGCGGGGTCAGGCTAGTTAGATTCTGCAGGTTCATCGGGTGTCGGCTCGTCGTTTTGCGGAGCCTCGTCCACTACATCCTGGCTTTCCGCCACATCAATCACGTCCGTGACCTGCATGAAGCGGTTGATCTTCTCCTTGATCTTGGCTTCGATCTCGGCGTCGGACAGAGTGTTGTTTTTAACTTCGACCCGCTCCGTGAACAGCGCCACTTCAGTCACTCTACCCAACATATCCAAGGCTTTTAACCTGATCTTCGCATCAGGGTGCTTGGTTTCCTCAAGGATTTGGCTCACGGCGTAGCCGCGAAGCTCCTTGGCCTGCTCCACAAACTCCCAGTCATAGGCGGTCAGCATCCCCGTCAGGTGCCGAACGGCAGCGGGCGTTTTTAACTGGACCAGGGCTTTGCGCTGTTCTTCGGGTGTTTGGGTGGTCAGCGCGGAAAACGCTTGCTGCGCCGTTGAGGCGGCTGCTGATTTCAGGGCGTCGTCCGTGGAGGGGGCGCCCATTTTCTCCAACCAGTCAGCAGTATTTAGCTGAGCGGCGACGATGTCGTCTGGCGTGGCCTGAGTTAAAGGAACCACGCTCTGCGGCGTAGCCGGTGGAGGGGTGAAATCCAGCAAGTGTTCAAGCATTTCCAAGCGGGGCTTGTGACCGAATAGCGCGGAGTGTATATTCGCAACCGGCATGTACGCAAGTTGGTTCATGCTTTCTCCTCTCTGTTGCAGGTTGCAACTTCCGCCCCGGCTGCAAAGCGCGGGGCTTTTTTTCGCCGGTGTATGTCAAAGGTTGGACTGTATTTGTGGGAAATTTTTTGGGGTATAGGGGGGTATTTATTTTGGATTTATATGGGGG